GAGAAAAATCAAAGAAGGAGGGGGGTGATAAACTACAAATTGGAAGGTCGTCTATCTCACAATGCACTACGTCCTTGTTGTTATTAGGTTCGTGCTACGTACATCTCCCAGTGGGAGTTCCGTAATATGGTAATCATATATTGTAAGCATAAAGGTGTATTAATTCTTTATGATCGAACTCCCGGGGAAATTTGAATACTTTGTGAATATTAAATTTCTGGGTTATCTTAAGTAAGGTTTGAGTCTCCCCTAATGTTAACAACTAGTGTTGGTGGCGCAATTAAGTACCACGCACAATAATCGTCACCAATGCCGCGCAGCCTGGTTGCAGTGAAGTCTCCATTAGTTTCCGTGAAACTCTGGTAAACACTCATGGTCGGCAGACTGGGGAAAGGGCAATAAAAGGGGATCTTCACTTGTGTCACTCCATCACTACTAAGCATGAAAGGATATGCGGGATTAGATGATGTGTAAGAATCTGACTGTGCAAGGGCGTGTGAGAGTTTTACTGTGATATTGGGTGTGTGACCGATGAGTGTGTCTGTGAATGAACCAGAGTACAGTGCGTACATGGATGCTAGTGTGGTTGTGTGGTTCTGATACCACCGGCGTCCTGACTTTGTTGTCTGCTTCTTAAGCAATTGTCGCAGAGAACTAATCTTTTCACCTCCAATATGTGTTGCAACGGACTTTGCTGAGAAGTTACGCTCGTAGCTTTCTTCTCCGCCTTGGGGTTCTGCAACAGGTAGTGGGTGTGAAAACTCATAGTCCTGCATAGGTGTGAACCAGCGACACAGCTTAAATGCTTTGGCGTGTGGGTGGGGAATAGCATATTTACTACATTCCACCCACTCGTCAGAGGGCATCCCTTCAACCTTGCTGTAATTTAGCTTAGGTGGAGGGGTGGGTCCAGGCATAAGATCAGAAACTGTGGCATAGCGTGTGTTCATGAATGGTCCAGAGAATTCCATGTCGATACCAGAGAGAGAAACCAGTAGTGTTAAGTTACTCGGGACAGTTTCAGGATAATTGAATTTGTTAAACACTTTAACAACCAACTTTCCTGTGTATCCCGGGTAAACTGAACCAGCTACGGTTGCAGCAGTAGCTACATTGGCATACCCAGAGGGCAAGACAAAAGGTACTTGGAAAGAGAAATCAGAGGAAGTCCCAACGTCCCAGATCTTAGTATAAACTTTGTTAATGTTTAAACCAGGTCTGTCGACACCTTTGCCGGGGATCCAAGATACTTGCAGACGGCCTTTGTGAAACTTGGTTTTGATGAGTTTGAAATCGTATTTCAAAATTCCTCTCCACCATTGGAACTGGGCTGCGACTGCTTGCATTGGACCACCAGAAACGGTATTTAGGGTTGATGACAAAGGATAGGTGATCTCGTCAGGAATGGGATGAGTCTTCATCTCTAACCAAGTCTGCCCACGCGTATTAAACGTCGGCAGGCTAATGTCCTTGCTAACAATAACCACAGATCTCTTACAAATGTAATCGAAGCTCATCTCATCCACAGCTGGGGTGTCATGGGCGATCTCATTGTCCTGGATGGCTCCAAGACTGAGTCCAGGGGTAACACCTTCTACCTGCTGCAAACCAAATCCGGGCACTCGATACACTGGCTTTGTTTCCTGTACACTAATAGGTTTGGAGAAGCCCATAGCTGTGGCAGCACGACCAAGCAAACGAGAACCCCAGCTGACAGATGCAGCAATCTTAGAGATCATTGGAACTCCAGAAGCGACATCTGCAACTGCGGCAACACCATTTGCCAATTTCGTAATCATGCCTTGCTTTGGTTCTTCTTCACCCATCTGAGGTTCTGCGATCGCTGATGTAAACGCAGAGCTCACTGTGGTGGGAACACGTAGTAATGGGTCTACACATCGCACGTTGACGACGATTTCAACCTGATCACTAGCACTGTCACCATACAGTGGAGCCACAACACTCACGTGGATTCTACCCATACTATCCCTGACAGTGAGATCAAAGAACTCTTGGAACCAGAGCCAACTCAGAACGAGCCGAGCAGAGTCTGTTTCTTCAAGATTAAGAAATACTCCAGGGTACGAGGTGAGCTGCGCTAGGCCCGCACGAGGTGTGCCTACAGATAGCGCATTCATTATGTTGGATCCTCGGAGAGGTTCATACCAAATATACAAGCACCCTTGTTGGGTGGGTGCATTATTGGCCTTCACCTCTATCTCAACATCACTTTTCCAGTAATTGAAAAAGTTCACCTTATTGCGTACAAGTTCATCAGCGAGGTAGTCTCCAGGGAAATCCATGGAATGTATGTCAGAGTCGTCAATGGTAGTGTCTGCATTAGGTATGGAAGGTAGGGGTTTCGTAGAAGTACTCCAAAGAGCGCTATCTACCGCTACAAATGTTTTCAGGATATTTTCCAAGGATTGATAGTTGCTATCACCCATGCATGAAACTTCTTGATCATCAATAGTTTCAATTTGCGCATTGGTTACGGTAACATCAACCTGTCTGGGAGTTTCTTGCACGCTCTGGTTGTTAGAGACGAAGATATCCTGAGTGGTGTTGCTGTTGGTGTTTGTTTGATCTAATGTTTCGTTGTTGTGTGTGTTAGCGGGCGGTATCTTTTCTAGTCCACACTGAAATTCTACAATCCCAGCTGTGCGCATTGCCCAATGGCACGGTGAACCGAGGACGGGGTGAGACTTTGTGGGGCTGCCACGAGGCGTCTCAGCACTGAATAGTGCACCTATGTTATTAGGAGTAGCAATACTCTTGGGAACTTTACGTCCAATGTACCCAAGTGCAAGATCACACTCCCCAACACCCAGAATTATCTGGCTCAGACAGTTTTTATGCTCTACAGTCAAAGAGGTGTTGAGGAGTGGTAGATTTCAGAAGTAGTCTCCGTAGAGTTCCTCCATCATCTCATCGTAGGTGTAGTCCAAGAAGTTTAGAGTACACCCGGTGGCCTCGTTAGCGGTCTCGAGCTCAGCTTTGAATTCTTCGTAGAATTCTACACCATGCGCGGTTGCTTCTTTGAGGGCCTCACTGCAATTCTCCTCAGTTTGCAGTTTCTCGAAAGAGGGGCGTGTCCATAAGCACATCTCATAAATCACATCCTTATCAAGTGCACCCATCCAGATACCTTCCGTTTGCACGAAAGATCTCTTTAGGAATGACAACTCAGATAAGGGTCGGGTCGTGTGTAAGGCTCCAGTCTTAGCTTCATCAGTATAGGTCAATCCAACACTTGCAAATGCCTTTGTAATTGTAGTTTGATTAAACCAACTGGTGATACCAGCGCGCACAGATAGCACACCGTCATCACCATAGGTAACCATCCTTACATTCCGCCGGAAATCACAGCTCAGGGGTAGTCCTTCTTCAGCCTTCAGTTGGAGGTAAACATATCTAAACATAATCATTTGGAACATAGAGTTCACGATTACGGTTAAGGGATTACCTGAGGGCTGAGAATGAGTCCACTGAACTACGTGTCCGCGGCAATTCACATAGGCACTTGCAATGTCTTCAAACAAGATCTCCCTGATGAGAGCATTCTCCTCTCCATCTGCGTACCAAGCGTTGATGATGTCGCAAATCTCCCACATAACTTCACTCAAAAGAGATCCATCAAAGTTGGAGAAATCACCGGCTACATTATTATTGCCATACCCTTGCAAGTAATTCACAAGAGTAGGCCACTCAGTGCGGTGATCAATGCCGACTGCCACCTCATCATTGATGCGACAATCCATCATCGTTGCTACGAAATCCACAAAATACATACGCACAGCAAGTACAAAGTCCTGAGGTGCCGCAGCAAAAACTCGCGTCTTAACTGCGTCAACCTTTTCCTTTGGTCGCCTCTCATCCTTCAGAGAAGCAGTGTAAAGGGCTGGTGTCCTTTTTCCTTGCCTAGCGTTCTCAATCCGCTCCATCACAGCCCGCTTTAGGGTTGGTTCGTCAACACGGTATTCGTCAGTGACTTTCCCGTCCTTAATGACGTTTAACCATTCCTTCTTACCGGGGAGGGTGGTCTTCTTGAGTGATTTCCATGGTTCTCCTGGGGAAGTGCTCCTTTTCACTGGTCCGATGTATTGGTCTCCCGAAATTCCCTCTATAGCAGTCTCGTATGATACTACACCATTCATAGGCCGATATAGAGTTCCTTTAAGAGTGCGCTTTACATCTGTGACTGCCAGTTTCAGAAGTTTCTCGCTTAGGCGCTGGGGGGTGTTAGCAACCTTAGCGAGACCCTTCTTGAGAGGATCAACTCTTTTCCCATCAACTACTACGGGTTTCAGGTGTGCTAGCTTCGCTTTGGGTTCAGCTAGCACGCCACTGAGAATGGATTGCTTGTGCTCATGCCTGGTAGCTTGGTGAGGCACAAACTCAGAATCTCCGTGATGGATCACGTCACCAAGGTCATACCACTCGTGTAAGCGGGTCATACCCTGGGTCTCGCCGACTACCGGAAGACACGTCTTCACAGCAAGCTTCTTAATAGCAGCTTGCAATGAAGCGCGTTCCAGTGCCTCCGAGTAACCTGCTCCAATCTTGGGGTTTCCAGCTGAGTGAAATCCAATCAGTTTCCCGTCGCACTTGGTTGAATGGGTAAAGAGAAGACTACCACAGTCGCCTCGCCTGGTCATCGCCGTATATCCATAACCTCTCCTGATGGTGTGGGAGAAGTCCTCATCCTGCACCTGAACATCGATGATTTCAAGTGCATCAAGTGGTCTCTCGGTCAGTGTTTCAAGACCGGCAACCCTATTGAAGCCCACGAGCGTGGCCCCAGCATCTTCCACAATTGCCTGATTAGGAGCAGAGATAACTTTGCTCAAAATATCTGGCCGCATGGGGATATGCCGCGGGAGCTCGACCACCACTAGGTCCTGCTCGTAACTTCCTCCACGATTGACTCTTTCCCAACGACACTCTTTGGCGTGCACCCGTGTCGTCTCATCCTGTCCGGGATTCTGCAGTTCAAAGGATCCTGTTCGCACTACCTTCGCCCAAACGTGATAATTGCACAGAATAGTCCGTCCTGTGAGGAACAAACCACTAGTTCTGGCACCATTCAGTATAATGGTGAAAGTGTTGCGGAACAGGATACGAACATACTGCTCTGAAGCGGCTGAAATGGAGTTAAAGTCGAAATTACTTCCGGCTTGAACTTCAGCCACATCACGTGCAGTACGTCCATAGCCTTCACAGCGTGCTGCAGCTGCAGTTGTACGTCCATATGCTTCAAATTGTGCAACTTTAGACGTAGGTCTCCCGTATGACTCGGCTTGAGCCACTTGTCCACCCGCGCGTCTTCCGCGCATCCGAGCACCTCTAGCGGCCTGGACATGTGCGTGTTCGTAAACAATTCCATCCTCCTCAAAATCGCGGGTAGTTGAAACATCCTGCAGGAAACGAGCCCAATATGCAGAACAAGCCAACCACTCTCGATTGTTTCTGGCTAGAATCTCACTAGCACGCAAATTCCAGGTACCCAACTGAATCCGCGAATCCATTCCCGTTTTAAAGCGAATGGAACCTCCAATAGTTGCCTTCAGATAATCACAAGTGACACAGGCGTCACGACAGATTTTCGTAAAGATATTGGTGGATCCCTCTGGTTTGCCACTAAGCATACACGTCCTAGGTCTAAGAAAATAGATGGATGCTAGTAGCGCACCAATAGCACACGCAGCAGCAAAAACCCACTTAGCACTGGAATTGATAACAGTAGCTACTGTATTGTAGCTAGTTGTCATTTTCTTCCAACACTTCATGAATAAATTACTGGACGATGCTACGATGCGACTAAACTTCTCTTCAACCGATTTGGTAAAGGACGATTCCCTTACCCTATCGTCGAAGTGAGTATCATCATTCTCATCATCTAAGTCCTTAGGATCTCCATACTCCGTAACTGACATCTCGTCTACCACCTCAGCAAACCTACTAGAAGGTTTGTCCATGGTAGCTAGACCAGCTTCCCTCGTTTTACCCTGTACCATATTAGTACAAAACAAAGCGAGTGGTTCAGCATTGTCTAACATTGCCAAAATGTCAGCAGGGAGTGTGCCTTCCGCGAGATCAGGTTCCAAGTCCTCCACTCCAATTTGTGGAGTTGCATAACTACCTTTCAATGTTACATCAACGTCCTCCGTGATTGTAATATTGAGCTGATCGTAGATAGCCTTTCTCTGATTCACGCGTTTCTGCTTTCGCTGGTCATAATACACGCAATAGTCGTCAACAAATTGGGCAAAGGTGTGTACTTTAGGTTGTCCATTCTCCAACACTGGGCTACCATCACTAAGATTATAGTAATGGAGCTCATAGATATCCATATCCAGGGCTGATTTAACTTTCGTTTCATCAACCATGTAATATGGAGGTCCTTGGGGGGGCTGGTGCAACTTACCGTACTGGGGACTAACTTTGACTTCTACAGCGAAATTAAACCGCCTTGTGAATGCACCCACATCCTCAATGGATACGGCAGTTGGAATCTTCCGGTTGGAAGAGGCAATCACGTGCTCAGAGTCAAAGAATGTACCCTTCTTTTCCTTGATATCAGACATATGTAGTTGGTAGGGAGCATCGTTAATCATATAGATTATCTCTCTGAATTCTGGATTGGGTTTGACTTTACTATCAACAGCTTGTAAACAATCATCAAATTGCACAAACGGTTGATGAGCATAACCATCATGGAATTCATTCTCCACTCGCCTACTCCACATGACTGAATTTTCACCCGAGAACTGTCTGTTGGGATACAGACGCCTTGCGCATGTGGCTGCCAGCATATTAACGAGGTTGGACTTCCCTACACCAGGTCGACCATAAAAGAAGGCTGACATTGGTGTCGCACGAGAGATATTACTAAACAAAGGTGAGGCCTTTGCTAGTTCGTACAGGGGTAGGAACTTCCGCTCCACTGCGTAAAAAGCGTATTTAACTTCGTTAGAAAGTAAACCACCTTTCCGTGCAATGGTGCCGGACATCTCCTGAAATTCTGTGTACATCGCTTTCACAATTTCACACAATTTCTTAGAGCTGCTAAATTTCTCGGCTGGGATGGCCATCAAGGTGTAGGTATCATGAGTGAGACTCTGAAACTTGGGGATTAACTCCGTTAGCTGGTATTCAGCTTTGGAACAACCATATATATTCTTGTAATACAAATCCTGGATTGTTGTAATCATGGATTTGATCCAAGAGGACACACAGGTTGCGCTATCTCCAACTTTCTTCATCTTACCCATGACGGCGACTATGTTGGTGGGACAGAAAGGCAATGAACACACCGATGTAATGATCATGATAATACCTCCACAAACAAGGGAAGCATTATCAGCCATACCATCGATGACAGGTTTCAAAATTTCCAGTCCCATCTGAGCCTCCGCCACTACACCACCGCGCTTCCACGCAGCAGTACCTGTTCTAGGGGTAGGTTGGGGTGGTTGCACAGGATGACCCCTATAAAGAGAGCCAAGGGTCGTTAGGTGTATTTGAGACATGGGGGTGGGGGAACTGCTAAGATATTCAGTTAAAAAGGACTGAATTTTAGCAATGGCGTCCTTAAGGGAAATGCCACTATACATAAACACTGATATCACTAACTGAAAAACAATCATAGGGGAAATATGATCTTTAACCATCAAAATTTGATTGAGAACAAATAGAATGTAGTTGAGGGCTTTGGGGGTTGATTGGGGGACAGCATCACACCAGGATCGAATTTTGTCAGTCAACTGGGTTACTGAAGCAGTCACCTCGGTAACACCGTTGGCAGCTTCCTTCAAAGTCGGGAACATCCAATCTTCAACCAAACCCTGAGGTTCAGCAGTGGGGGGGGTATATCGACGCCGGGGGAATGTGAAATATGAGCGCTTTAGTCCACGAGTCCGTTCAAAATGGTAATCGTCGAGTTCCTTAGCTGTGTTCAAATACTTCGAGAAGCGAGAACAAGCATGTTGGTACTCAACTTTTCGCCAAAGCTTGACATTGCGTTTAACCTCAGCACGATGCTGACGGTGCACAATGCAGGGAATATCTTGAGCCAGACGCTCAATTTCTTCCCAGTCTTCTGGCTCCCTCGTTTCGGAAATGGGGGTCATACGAGGCCAGTAATCGTCAATGCAATCGTTAAAGGAATCCTCCTCCACAAGGGGAGAGTCTTCTTTCACGATATTCTTAACAACTACCATATCCTCAGGAGAAGTGGTAGGGTAATCAAATTCACAATCCATGGGGAACAGATTCAGCCTGTTGTCTTCGAGAAGTGGCGCGTACACCAAATCTTCGCAAACAAGGGTAGGCTTCTTCTGCTCGGTCCGGTCGGCAACAATATCGGAAAACAAGGGGGTTGGGTTTGTAATCTGAGAAAGTGTCATTATGTATGGTCGCTCAAATGGCCGTATTAAATTCAATCGTCCTAACAGAGTCTGCTTACTCTAGTATTGGGTATAGCCGGGTGCTGATTCCGGATCAAGCCGTGAATGGGAGGTATTTATCCTAAGATTTCCTTTGCCAAACACTTCTATACTTACTACCAAGAGCGCTAGATATCATCAAGGATACGGGCTTACGTAGAGCTTGCAAAATGCCATCTCTAGCTGTTGAGGCAAGAGACTTGGATAACCCAGGCGGGGAGTGTACTAAACACCATGTTCTATTTGAGTTTAACGAGGGATAGATACCTCGGGTGGAGTAACAGACCACCACTGGTGCTTCGCACAAGTATCGCTTACCTAAGTTAATTCGCGATCCTGCTTGAGGCGTGGTTGCTGACGTTATAAACGGCCCGCCAGCATGCCAGTAGTTGATAACCTTCATCATCTCTGGATAGTGTGCGCGGTGTGCGTGAGAGTGTGCGTGTGGGCGTACCATCTTCGCTACATCTTCTCTGCATCTTCCTGCATCTTCTAACGACG